TCCTGGAGCACCACTTGTTGCTGCACCAACAACACTTGTTAATACACCTTGGGTTGCCATTCTTGCTCTTTGACTAGTTTGCTGTTTGAATAATTGTGCAAGCTCTCCCAGGCCTTCAGCACGACCTAATCTTAATTCTTGAGCACCTATTCTTCTTGGTTTGATAGTTGATTCTCTTGCCATTATACTCTCGCTTGTTGTTCTCTCTCTTTAGCTTTTTGCTCTTGTTCTTTTAACCAATTACTTAGTAATTCTGTATAAATTTGTCTTTCCCATGGGATCATCTCATTTAACTCTGTCAGTGAATATTTATGGTGTTGTATCAATGCAAAGTTTGTTAAATAATGAGACTCCAAAGACTCATGAGAAAGCATTACCCCAAAAAATCCTGCAAACTCCTAAGAGTCGCTTCTTCTTCAACTCCACATTTAGGACAAGTGTATGCAATAGTGTGAGATAATGATGGTTGAGTTTCATAAAATTTTTGAATATTAAGCATTTGTTCTTGACTTAATTGTTCTAAAAATTCTCTTACTTCTTCTGGTTTATAATCTTTTGTTTCATGATAAGTTTCTCCATCTTTTATAAATTCTATTCCTGATGTTATAAATTCAATAATTGAATCTAAGTCATTTGGATTAAAATCTAAAGTTGCAGTTTCAATATTTGGATATTTCAAAAATACAGATATTGAATCAGTTATTTTTACTTCTTTGTCATGATCATCATGAAATTTCATTTTTACTTCATTCAAATCAAGTTCATATTCATAAACGTGATCACATTCAGTAGTTTTTGTATGTCTAAATTTTAATGTGACCTTATCACTTACTGATTTAATTCTTAATTGTAAAAATAACCATTCAAGATCAAATATTGGCATAATTTCCAAATTGATCTCACTTTGGACACAATTATTAATTATTTGTTTGACCGCACTAATTTGTTCTTTAGAGTCTTCTCCTTGTTGTGCTATTAATAGTATTTTTTCTTCTTTTACAAGGAAAGGCCTGAACACAACGGTTTGATCAGTTGATGGTAACTTTGTTGTAAATGTTGGTATGTCAATTTTAGGTAAACCCATAATATCTCCAAATTGTTAATTATTTATTCTGGCTTTTTTAGTCTGCTCCAACTAGAGAATGCCAATTCAACAGACAATTTAAGATTTTCTTGTGATGAAAAACTTAATTGAATAGGATTAACATTTTTAGGAAAGGCGTCTCTTAACTTAACAGTGTAAATGTAATCTCCAAAAGTAAGTGTCTCAATAGGCCCTGCAAAACTCTGTGTTGCAGGTCTTTCTACCAAATCATTAGTTAATTTTGATATTTTAAAATCACTACTATAATCTTTTGGATATTTTGCTATATTTTGATGTGATTTATCATTTTCTGTTAATGGAAGAATAGAATCTTGCCACATATCAAAAAAGTTTTTTATAAACATATCATCTGTTAATGTGAAGTTTATATTCATAGTTCCAGCAAAATTATTAGAATGTATGTATTCTCTAGTAATACTACCAGATCTAAATGGTGAAGTTGCTAAGTTTCTCCCAGGCAAAGCAACAATATCACAATAAAATTTGATATCTCTAAGTTTATCTTTAACATCTTTTGGTAGATTTTTGATAAATCCACCAGAAAACCCATGAACCAAAAATTTATTCGCTTTAGCTACACCGCCGTGTTTTTGTACATTTGCTAAAAATTGTCTTGTGAATGAACTAGTATTCATAACATCCTTAATGAATCTTTCCAAACTTTTTGTTTGTTTGTTGTAAAATGCTCTATTGGTAAAAATACTGCAAATCTTAATTGGTCAACACCTTCAATTGTCATTCCATTTTGTCCTTGAACATGACTAATTAAATACTGTTTTATACATGGTGCGACTACTTTATTCTTTTTTAATGAATTCCAACTTATTCTTTTTCCAAATCTAACAGCATCTAATAATTGTGCTCTGTATTGATATGGTAAATAGTGGAAATTTAATCCCCAAAATCTATCACTTTCTTTTGAAATAATCATAGACATAGGAAATCTATCATAATATGGCAATTTTTTCTCATGTTTAGCTTTATATCTAAAAATGGTCAATTTTGCTTCGTCAATACCTCTTGGTCTAACTAATGTTGATTTTTCTATTAGTTGATCTGAGGTCATACTCTTATCATCAAACTTTACTGTCAAGTTTCTTCTAAAATTTCTTAGTTGATGCCTAAACCATTGGGCAGATCTTATGTTTTCTTGCGGAATTTGCCTTCTGTTTATAACATCTGTTAAAATTTCTACTAAATTGCCACTACTTTTTGCCATTTTTTCTTTTCTTCTTGATTCCTAAGTCATATTCATCTTGAATTAGGAAGTGCCAGCCTCTATTTTTACAAAATTCTTCTGCGGCCTTCCATTTTGCTTCATTTTTTGCGTATTTTTTGGCTTCGTTGATGAATCTTCTTGATTTTTCACGTTTTTTGGGAGGTTTTGTCTCCCTATTTGGTTTAACTTCAATAATTACGACCTTTTTATTTGTAAACTTTACCCAAAAGTCGGGAAAGTAACGATGTATCTTCCTATCTAAAGGCGATCTGTATGGAATTATCACTTCTTCTGAAGCCCACTGTTCAACTTGCGGTGACAAGTCAAGTTTTTCCATCACTTTCTTTTCCCAACCTGATCTATACACAATTTTGGTTGGATTACCTTTATATTTATTTGGATTTACTGGTTTATATTTACCTTTTTTAATCATCTGAATAAATAGAATTAGGTTAATATCATATACTTATATTTAGAGAGAATTTCAATGGCAGATCCAAACGTAGTAATGAATGGTGCATCAGCACAAGTACCAATTGCTGGTGCTAGTTTTGACGTGGACCACGGGCCACATACCGTAAGTACAAAAATATTTAAATATCCGTCAGACATTGGTGCAGATGAATCTGATACACAAAATTTTGTATTATTCTATGCAAAACCAGGTGGCCCAAGGGGAAGACAATCTCAAGGATTAGGAAGAAACTCATCTTTGATTGCATTACATATTCCACCAGGCGCATTACAAACAAATTTTCAAGGTAATTATGAAACTATGGTCGGTGGCAGAGTTTTTGAAGAAGGTGGAGTAAATTTAGCAACAGTAGCGGGAGCGACAGGATTAGCATCTCTAGTGAGTACCAATCCCATTGTTGCGGGAATAGGTGCAGTTGTTGGTGCAGGAGTAAGTTCAGTGATGGATGCAGCAAATAGTGGCAGTCAAGATAGTTGGTTAGAAAAACTTTCACAAGCAGGAACATCTGCGGCAACTTTGGCTGTTGGATCATTGGGACAAACTGGTGTATTAAATCCAATTACTGTAGGCGCTGGTGTTGCTGTAAATCCGCATATGGCTTTGACATATCAAGGTCCAGGAGCTTTTAGGGAACATAAATTTGATTTTGATTTTTATCCAAGAACTTATGAAGAAGCGGAAGAAATATCATCTATTGTAACTCAATTTAAAAATAGAATGTTACCAGAATTAAATGATTTTGGATTTTTAAAAAGTATCTATTTTAATTTTCCACATGAATTTTTTATTGAATTTTTTATTAAATCTGAAGATGGTCATAAAAAGTTTAAACAAATGGGAATTAAAAGATCTGTTTTAACTGATATGAATCTCAATTTTGATGCACAACAAGGCCCGGCATTTTATGATCCTCCTGATAAAAACAAAGAACCGATGCCTGTTCATACAAAGATGCAGTTATCTTTCAGAGAAACAGAATTTATTTTATCTTATAAAGGAACATCAACAGACAATGCCGCTTATGAAAATGCCACAGGGAGAGATAACTAATGTCACAGTATTTTGTAAATTTACCAACAACTTATTACAAATATGATTATATAACAAATTCTGCTGGAAATCAAATTGAAAAGGTTCATGAAAAGTTAGTCACAGACATTACTTTGAGAACAAGATTAAACAAAACAGTAAAATCAAAATTATTATCATACTATAAGTACAATGTCGGATTTAATCAAAGACCAGATTCAATAGCACATGAATATTATGGTGACGTAAAGTATACATGGTTAGTATTTTTGGCAAATAATATTTTTGATCCAATTTTTGATTGGCCAATGTTTGGTGATCAATTTGATTCTTATGTTGCGTCAAAATATGGAAGTATAACGGAAGCTCAAAACTCTGTTCATCATTATGAAGAAATTATTCAAAGCTTTCAACCAGCCACAGATACCACTCCTAGAATTGAGCAAAGATCCTTAGAGGTTGATGAATTAAGATTTCAAGGTTTACAAATTTTAAGTCCAGAAAAAGCAAAGACAGTTACAAATTATCAATATGAATATGATTATAATGAAAAAAAGAAAAATATAGTTCTAATTGAAGATATCTATGCGGAAGAATTACAACAAAATTTGAGAGAATTATTAAAAAATGTTTGACAATTATGATACATTTGTTGCTGATCCAGCTTCAAATAGACTCTCAAATACATCTAGAAATCCAGTATCAGTAGGTGAAATTTCTATTAGTAATATGAGGATTATTAGTCCTCATAACTATTCAATCGCCGTTGACATTTCTAAAATTTTTACACAATTGTCACTGACTGAGGATTTATTTTCTCCATACATAAAGGGATTTGTTGAGATTGTTGATTCATTTGGTTTATATGAAGAAATACCAATAATTGGAGATGAATTTTTTCATTTTACATTTTACTCTACTGGTGCAGGACCAGAAGATACTGTTGATAGATATTTTAGAATAATTAAGGTTACAGATTTTAATAAACATCAAGATAATGATAGAGTTTTTACATATAAACTTCATTTTGTTAGTATGGAATATATTTTCAATTTGAAAACAAAAGTTCAAAAGAGTTATCCATCACATTTAGTACATCAAATAGTTGAAGACATATATGATAATTATATTAAAAGTTCTATTGATTCATTTTATCCAGATTCAGCATATCAAAAAGATATAGAATTGGAAATGACAAAGGGTGAACATAATATTGTCATACCAAACTATAGTCCATTTCATGCTATAGAATTTTTATCAGAAAGAGCGGAGAGTTCAGAAAAAGTTTCTTCAACTGGTGCTATGTTTTCATTTTATGAAACATTGAGAGAAGGATTCAAGTTTAAATCTTTAGAATCTTTAATGTTAAATGATCCATCTCTTACTTATGTATACTCACCAGAAAATTTACCTCATGATTCATTTGATGAAAAGTTTGCATTTGATAGTCAAAGAATAAAACAATTTTATAGACTATCAAATATTGATATGGAAGATAAGTTAAAACGTGGAACATATGCAAATAGAATGATAACACATAATATGTTAAGAATGAAACATGAAACCATTGATTATTACTATAAAGAACCAACGTTAAAACATTATGCTTATGATCAATCAACAGGTGCAAGGATTGAAAGAGATCCAATAATGTTAGCAAATGATTTTAATGAATATATAAATGAGGGAAATAATAGTTATGAAGATAATATAAGAAAAATAGTTGATGATACTCATCATTTTTCAAATAATGCGGTAATATCTACTGCTTCTGATATCTTAGGAAGTCCAGTATCTAATATTTCTTTAATGTCTTCAAATTTTAAATGTTTTGCTAAATTTTCTGATGTGGAAGGCAAGGGAAAACCACAAGATAGATCAATTAGAGAAACAAATATAGAAAGATGGTTTCAAAAAAGAAAGTCACAATTTGGACTTCTAAATACTTTTGTTTACCAAGTAATTGTCCCAGGAAATACACATAGAATGGTTGGTGATGTAGTAAATTTGCAAATTCCTACAAATTTTCATGATTTTCAATCAACAAGACAACAAAACAGATTAGCATCTGGTAATTTTTTAGTTTCTAGTATTGAACATAGATTTTTAAAATCACAACAAAACATTAATCATAATTTAGCAATGGTTGTGATGAAAGATAGTATGAGTGGATCATTACCTGAACCAATTGCAGATTTAGAAACACAAGGCGATTATGATGAAGATTCAGTTATGGGAGATGAATTTTAATGCTCACTAAAAATTCATTAGGGATGGAATTTATATGGTGGGTTGGTGTTGTTGAAGATCGCCATGATCCAATGTATTTGGGCAGATGTAAAGTTCGTTGTTTAGGATTTCATACAGAAGATAAAAATTTAATACCTACACAAGATTTGCCTTGGGCTACACCATTGATGCCTATTACTTCTGCTTCACAAACAAATGTTGGTCAAGCTCCAGTTGGTCCTGTGGAAGGAACATGGGTTGTTGGATTTTTTAGAGATGGTAGGGACGCACAAGAACCAATAATGTTTGGAACATTAAATGGTGTTCCAGAAGTTGACGCAAGATCAATTTATACTGCTAAAATTGGTTTTCATGACGCAAGAGAATATGATGAAGCAATGTCTTCAACAGATCATCCTTTTGGTAAATCTGCGTTTAAGAAAAAAATAAGATCATTAAAAGATAATGCAAGTGTAAAACAAATAAATTTAGTTCCTAGAGAACCTGATGAAGTTATTAGTAGTTTAGGTGCAAGTCCAATCATAACAGAACAAGAAAGAAAATCACCTTATCCTGATATATCTTACATTGGCCAACCAACAACCCCTGCATTAGCTAGAGGTAAAGCAGATCCAACAACAGGATTAACTGCTTCTGATGATGGAAAAATATTTGAAAGTAAATATTCAATATTGGCAAGAAAAAGACAATCTAGATCATTAAATCAAAATATAAAAACTGGTGGTGATTTTGGTTCAATACTAAAACAGCAACAAACAATAGATACTTCTGGATTTGGTACTTCATTATCTACACAAAATTTTCTAGAACCATCAATAAAACCATCCATAAGATCTTTTTCTGAACCAATATCACCTTATAATGCTTCTTATCCATATAATCATGTAACTGTTACAGAAAGTGGTCATGTCATAGAAATGGATGATACACCCAATTTTGAAAGATTGCATTTTTATCATAGATCAGGATCATTCCAAGAATATCACCCATCAGGAACAGTTGTTAATAAAACAACCAATGAACTTTATAATATAATTCATAATAATTCATATGATCGTGTTGCGGGACACAAAATAGAAACAGTTGATAAAAGTTATCAAATATTAGTTAATAGAAACAAGTCACAATCTGATTCTAATATGACATTAAAGGTTGGATCAGGTGGATCATTTTTTGCAAACATAGAACAAGGAAATTATTTTGTTGATGTTACAGGAAAATATGAAGCAAATGTATCTTCATTTATGATGGGAACAAGAGATGAAACTAATATTAGTGCTGGCAAAGATTTAAATTTTTATTCTGTTGCATCAACTCGTTTTAGTTCTTCAGCGTTAACATCATTTACATCAGGTACATTTGATGTACTTGCTGCAGATCAAGTTAATTTTGCAGGAACAAATAAAGGAATTAAATTACATTCCACATCAGGAACAATTGATATTGGCACAGGTGGAATTCCTTTTCTTCCTGCAGGTGGAGTGAAGATGCATACTGAATTGGGACCAATTGAAATTAATGCAGCAACTGCCTCACGAGGTATTTCAGGATTTTTAAATATGACATTAGGGGAACTTGGTGAATTTGGAAGAATTGCAATAACTCCTGTAGCAACAATATTAAATCATCCAGTTGCTATGACAATTACTAGTGGGGGTGCGATGTCCATATCATCAACTGCTCCGATAAAGATAGGGTCTTCTATAAAATCTTTAAAGTCTTGTTTTGATGATTTAATAGATGAGATCGCTAAAATAACAGTACCAACGGGATCTGGAAATAGTGGAACACCAATCAATGCTTCACAATTACAATTATTAAAAACTAAAATAATGACTTGTATAATTTGAGGTATTATGTCACTTAATTTATCTGGAATGAATAATGAATTTATGAATGGGTTTAGTAAAACCAATGCTGTAGGAATACAAGCAGGAACTATCATTCAAAATGGAATAGCACAATATACACAATCATTGATGGACCCTGCGGGTGGAAATTTTGCAGGAATGCCTGGGTTGAGTAGTTTGGGTCCAAGTTTGGGAGAGATTTTTGAAAAAAGATTAGCGGCAGGAGCACAAGTTGGTCAAGAAGTTGCTAAAAAAATAGATGAGTGTTTTTTAACATTAAAAACTGCAAGA